ATCGTACTCCACTGGGTGCAACAAGGCCCCAGAAAAGTCCTGTTAACGACGCACCCTAACTTTTAAGGAAGGATACATCATGAATTAAATCCAGGACCCGAAGCTGTACCACTGTTGGACTATGCTATTAACCCTCTTTAAAACCAATCGATGGTGGCTTGGAACGGAGTTACGTCCCATGACACCTCGTGTCGGCTTAAGAGGGTTATTCGCTTGTGGCATAGTACGGTCTTCGTTTGAGGGAATTATTTCCCTCTCAAACTTCGACAAACGCCAAAGAGCAGATAATAAATATCCGATCCTCTCTTCATAGTAAGTTGAACTTACTTCCTGAACGTGAAATACACGGTATCCTTCGATACCATGCCTAGCACGAACAGGAGTGGCTTCGTCCAAGTTAGCGACGAAACCACCATCTCCAAGTGTATCCGGTATCCTTAGGCGCAAAGCCTTAGGAACTGATTGCACGAGGAGATCAAATGCAGATTTTAGGCGAAGATCACAACCGTAGAAAGAATTCCTACGATGAGACCAACGTCGAATCGCATTTGCCAATCGGTAAACCGACAGGACTGAGGAGAGTCTACTTTTTATGTAGATTGGTTTAATGTCGATGCCAGAAAAGAAATGGGCTCCACAACTTTCACGAAAAGGAGAGTCATAAAAGCTCTTCGATTCGTTAATACGAAAGCCATAGAAGTCCATCATTTCTGCGAAGAGAGCATAAGCTGCACTTGGTAATATAACATCATCACCATATGCACTGACTTCTCCATCTAAATGGAGAAATTCTTTGCAACATAAAGCTATCGCAAAGAAAATCAGAGACTCAAGTTGGAAGGTGAAGCCATTTCCCATAGAGGAAAATTTAGCCCATCTCCTAACAGAGTCAGCTGTGCTACCGTAAGGGGATCTGCAGATATCAAGGAGCTTGAACCACCGTTCGGGTAAAATACTTCGGACGACTTCTAAGCTGATTGAATCACTGGCAGAAGAGAGATCAACAGTTGCTAGCTCGTTAGATTTACTACCGAGCATGGCAAGTTGCTGATTTCTCGACTGTTTATGCAGATCAACTC